CCAAATCTTTTGAGACGCGCTACGCTGACGATCCGATCTTTGGCCCGCTCGCGCACCGCTTCCATGAGGCCCTTGCGATCTATCCTGATCTTCGCTGGGAGGCCTCTGGTACCCACGAGAAGGATCATAAAGTCTTTGCAATTTATGGCAAGCGTACCCGTGCCATTGGCTTTGCCCACGAGCTGGCCACGCTTTCGACGGAGCAATTCCAGTCCTTACTGGCGCTCTACTTTCCTGCACAGCTTGATGCCCTGGCATTACTGACCACAGTTGTTGATCGCGCCCAGGTCATTCGCCTGCTGCAAATGCAGGCGCTCGCTTTTGCTCCTTTCACGCCTTCTGCTGGTGAGAAGGGCGATGTAGCCTGGAATGAGTTATGTGAAGCAAAAAACAAGTTGTGGGATTTGCTCCAGGAGCGTGAGCCATGACCTTCCAGATCCGCGAGGGCTATGGTTATGGCGTGATCCTGATCTCTATGTGCCTGGCAAACGAGCTGATGCCAGAGGCTCAGCTCGACGATACCACGACGATGGGCGAGTTGCGCAATCAGGGCGTGCTGGAGCAAATTCATCGCAATTTGCTATTGCCAGAGCGCTATAGTGTTCTCGGCGTCTTTTTGCAGCATTATCGCGGCCTCTGGAGTGTCCTGGTGGAAGCGCCGATAGAAGAATGTCCGCGACGAGAGCCAGGCGCGTATTTGCCGAATATTGCGCCAATCTATCGCCTATTGGCAGACGGCACACGCGAACTGAAGCGGATTGATATCGAAACGCAGCACCCGGAGGAGCGCGTCTTGCGCCCGGATTAAGCGAAAGGAACCAGCGTGAACGACAAAGAGCCATTTACCAGCGAGCGTTTCATCTGTGATATCTTGGCGCGCTATCCCGATCCTTCTGGAATCATTGTGCCACCAGCGGCATACCTCCCAGAAGACTCTTTGACAGCAAGAGCAGATCGTGCGTTCGAGCACCTGATCCAGAACAGCCAGGACGCTTATGCCTGCGCCACGACCTCCGCAACGCCACAGGAACCGCTCACGATTGAGGACCTGACACAGGTTCTCCAGGAACTCAAAGAGCAGTACCAGTGGACAGAAACACCCGCAGAGATCCAGTCGATGGCAGGATTTCTGCGCCGCACGGGTTTCCGTGTACCACTTTCGGAGGAAACGCTGTCAGCGCTTGAGCCACCTTCCCCGCTTACCAGGATCAAACAGGACTTGCTCTATGGAACATCTTTCCTGCCGATCAAAGACGGCTATCGACTTTCTGTTACCCCAGAGGGAGCACCTGAAATATCCCTGACGGCGGTGGGCGCACAACACCTACTCGAAGAATTCAAAGCACTTTGCTCTGAGCCAAGCTGGACCATCAGCCCGAAGACCCACCACCAGCTTCTGCGCCTGGCTGCCCAGAAGCGTCGCCAGTATCGTGCCTGGCTGCGAGCCAAGCGCCAGCGGCGGGCACATCAGCGTCGGCATCACCGAGGATTGTGCTGATGCCAGAAGACTGTACCCGGATGACATTCCAGATTCTCAGGAAAGACCAGGAAGAAGCACGCGCCCAGCAACAGGCTGAGGCCGCGTTTGCCGTGCTGACCGCGCACTATGGGGACCAGGTGCGCCGGGTCCATCGGGGCGTGCTCCGTGAGTGGTTTGCCCCCGAAGGCCTTGTCGGCTATCTCATCCGGGGCGAGATCGAAGTCCCTCGCACATCACTTACCTTGCCAGGCGGGATGTGCCTGAGCTATGAAGAGATCCCAGGAGATAGAAAAGAATGAGCAATCCCAATGGCTTCGATGCCTTTACCACCTTTTTGAAGAATGTCCCACCGACGAAAGAGATCACCAGGCCAGTAGTCTGTGATACGCTCTGACACGCCCCTTGCAAAACCTGAACACTTGAGCTATACTTACACAAGAGCCTAAAACGAACTGAACCAGAGACCGCCAGGGCCAGAGGCCCGCAAGGTCGCACACAACCATTGTGGTTGGTGCGACCTTTTTTGTTGTTTTGGGCCAGGGCACTTAGACACGTTGGACACCCTTACGCGCGCAATGAGCCACGAGAGAGCCGAGGAAACCTGATGAATGCAGCCGAACGCAAAGCAAAACAGCAGCTTTTCCTGGAGACCCTCAGATCCTGTACGAGTATCAAAGAAGCGTGCCGCGTGTCAGGGATTCCGCGCTCAACCATCTACCACTGGCGTGACACCAACAAGCGTTTTAATAAGCTCTTGGAACTCGCCAATGACGACGCCAACGATACCATCGAGGATGAGATCATCCGGCGCGGCAAAGATGGCGTCGAAGAGCCACTGGTGAGCATGGGCAAGTTGGTCTACACCGAGGAAGCGCTTCGTGATGACGATGGCAATCCTCTGCTCGATAAGCGTGGCCACCTCATTATGGAGCCAGTTGAGCAGGTTAAAGTCAAGAAGTATAGCGACTCGCTCCTGCTCGCGCTGGCCAAATCGCGCATGAAGAAGTATCGAGATCGCGTGGATCTGGACCTGCTAGAGCAGATCAACACATCAACCGGTGGTGCGCTCAGTATTAACACGAAAGATCTGACCAGTGAGGAGCTGGCGATGCTCAAGCAGATTGGTCAGCAGGTCAAAGCGCGCGAAGAGCAGCAAGGGGGCCAGTCATGAGCCACCTGTTGGCCACTCTTCAGAGCATCCAGGAGACGCTGGAGGCCGGGCAAGACCTTACGGCTTCAGAGAGTCATACCCGTGTCACGCTCTACCAGCAGAGTATTATCCTCACCCATCGCTTCTATGTGATTGTGCTCTGTGCCCATTGCGGCGCGGGCAAGTCCGCCTTTGTCACTGGCGGCCTGGATGGCGGTATGACCTCGGAACAGTCCGATCACTTTGCCCAACGCCTGCGAGCCAGTACCCCGAAATGCCTGTGTAATCCCCCGATGCAGGAGGGCAAGTAACGATGTCCACACGCGCAAATGCTCAGAAAAAGCCGCTGTCCACTGCCGATATGCTGTTTTACGCAGCCGAGGCAGAGGAATGTCGCCGCTCGTTCAAGGCGTTTGTGCAAGCGGCCTGGAAGGTGCTGGAGCCTGGGACTGAACTCAAGTGGAACTGGCACATGGATGCTCTCTGTGAGCATCTCCAGGCAACGATGGATGGCCGGATCTCACGTCTGGTGATTAACATTGCGCCTGGTCATACGAAAAGCACCATCGTTTCACAGTGCTTTCCGGCCTGGGTGTGGACCAGGCGGCCAGAACTACGCATGCTCTGTGCCTCCACTGATCTGACGCTCGCAATCCGCGATAACCGCAACTGTCGTTTCCTGATTGAGAGCGAGTGGTACCGTGCCTGTTATGGCCGCGACTTTCACCTCAATAACACGGCGTTCGACATGAGCGAGGATCAGAATGCCAAGTCCTATTTTGAGAATGATCGCAAGGGATCGCGCCAGGCGCTTTCTGTCTGTGGTAAAGGCATCGGGAAGCGTGCGGACATCTTGATCGTAGATGACGCCCATGATCCACGTGAAGGGGATGCCGAACGCGTCAAGGTGCTGGACTGGCATAACCAGACCTGGGTCTCGCGCCTCAATGATCAGGAACACGGTATCCGTATCATCGTTGGGCAAAGAATCCATGATGAAGACTTGTGTGGCCATATTTTGAAGCAAGGCGACTGTGTGCATCTCTGTCTGCCAGAAGAATACGAGTCGGCGCGCCACTGCACCACCAACATCGGTTGGTCTGATCCGCGTCGTGAGGAGGGCGAGTTGCTCTGGCCAGCCAAGTTTGGACCAATCGTGATCGCACGCCTGAAACAAAGTCTGGGCGCGCTTGGCTACGCAGCACAATACCAGCAATCGCCCATCCCCACGTCAGGCGGCCAGTTTAAGGAAGAGTGGCTGCGCTATTTCGGCATCGAGGGCGACTACTACCGCCTCCAGACACCACAGGGTCTCCAGTCCATTGCGATCAAGGACTGCTGGCGTTTCAGTGTCGTAGATCTCGCGATCTCTACCAAGCAGAGCGCCGACTACACGGTGATCCAGACCTACGATGTCACCCCACGTAACGATCTCTTGCTCATTGACCAGGTGCGCGGCCACTTCGACAATCCGACCCAGCAGAAGATGATCCGGCAGGTCTATTTCCGTCTCAAGCCCCAATTTGTCCAGATTGAGACCATTGCCTATCAACTCGCCATTGTTCAGCAACTCCGCGATGAGCCAGTCTCGCCCATGCCGCTCAGCGACACTCCTCCAGAGCCTGGAGACTTCCTTGTTAAAACAGGTGATGCGGCGATGCTGGACCAGACGCTGCAAGCGCTGCCCGGCATGCATGCCTTTGTGCTCAAGGATGGCAATGGCCAGTACATGCACTACTTCAACCGCTGGATTGTGCGCGTGCAAGGGGACATCTCCTTCTTCCGCTTTGCGCTTGAGAAGCAAGGCTATGGCACCATCGAGGGCTACCTGGAGGAACGGGATGTTCAGGAGATTGAGAGCCTGACAAAGCGACGTTACTCGATCCCGCTACGCGAGTATCGCCCGGTCCGTGATAAGGTTTCGCGGGCCTCCTCGCCAGCGATCCTGATGGAGAATGGCAAGTTCTATCTCTTTGAGAGTCTGACCGATCTGCCAGTGATTAAGACCGAGATCCTGCGCTTTCCCAAAGCTGCTAACGACGATATCGTGGACTGCGCGTCGCAGGCGGCGGAAATCATCCTGGTTCCTGCCGGTCCCATGCTCTGGTCGCCCGATACAGAGAATTTGCCCGCTACGGCTATCCGACCGGTACCCACTGCGCTGACCAATCAGCCACGTTCAGCAGAAACCGCGCCCACCGCTGGCGTGTCGCATCCGATGCTCTCCATCGATGACCCGGAAGAGAGTTGGCTGCCAATCAGCCCGGACGAAGGTTTCATGGTGGATTGGGAGGTGCCGGGATGAACAAAAAACATACGACACGCCGCGAGCGCCAGGCCGTGCGCCAGATGGTTGAGAGTCGCGTTCGGGAGTTAGAGCAGCAGCAGTTGCCGCGCCGTGCAGCATTGGCGCTGCTCAAGATGCAGCAGGCCACGAGCAATCCCATTGTACGGTCGCCGTCGGGGGAAAAAGAACTGATCCTCATCGATGACCCGGTGCAACAGGAAAAGATTGATCGAGAGGAAGCGCGCGCCTGGTTCCAACGCACATTCGCCTCGCACCTGGACCCTGAGAAGGGAGGCCAGTCGTGAATCTGTTTGAGCGCACGCGTGACTGGCTTGGTAACGCTATTGGCCGCAAGTCTGATCCGTCCTACGCCATCTCTGCGCAATTCTTCAATCCGGGCGCGCCCGTCTGGAGCAGCAAGGATTATCGTACCTATGTGAGCCAGGGCTATCGGCGTTGTGGGACGGTCTACACCTGCATCAATAAGATTGCCGGGGCCGCTGCGGGCATCAAGTGGAAGCTCTACACCGATCAGTCCATGAGCCGCGAGATCACCAGCCATGCGCTCCTGGACCTCTGGCATACGCCAGGGCCGCGCATGGGTACCGGCTACTTTGTGGAGCAATGCTTTGGCTACTGGCATCTCTCTGGCAACTGCTACCTCTATGCCAACCGCCCGGCGAAGAATGCGCCACCCGTCGAGTTGTGGCCACTGCGGCCAGACCTCATGAAGATCGTCGCTGGCACGACTGACATCGGCGGCTATGTCTATGGGTATGGCACGAGTCGCGCGCGTGATTTCGATGTCGAAGAGATCATGCACCTCAAGTTTCCCAGCTACGACGATGACTTCTATGGTCTCTCACCGATTGAGGTCGCTATGCAGTTGGTCGACCAACAAAATGAGGGCAATGCCTGGAACACGGCGCTGATGCAGAACGCAGGCAAGCCTGCCTCAGTCTTCTTCTCGAAAGGCTATCTCACGCTGGAGCAACGCACCCAGGTCCGCCAGGAGCTCCTCAAGCGCTATAGTGGCAAGCGCAATGCTGGCATGCCGATGGTGCTGGAAGCGGATATGACCTGGCAGTCGATGGCCATGTCGCCCTACGAGTTGGACTGGTTACAGTCACGTGAGTTGAACACCCGTGAGATCGCCGCCATCTTCGATGTGGCGCCAGAGCTGATCGGCGATAGCGCAGGCAAGACCTTTGCCAACCAGAAAGAGGCGAAGCAGAGTCTTTACACCGAAAACGTGTTGCCCAAGATGGATCGCTATGTCGGGCATCTCAACTCCTGGCTCGTGCCCATGTACGATGATCTTAAACAGATGGGGGCCTGGTTCTGCTACGACAAGAAAGACATTGAGGTGTTGGCCGAGCTGTACACGGCTGCTCAGCAGGCGATTTCTGAGCAGGCTGACCGCATGTGGATGAATGGCGAGATCGATTTGTATACGACGCAGCAAATGCAGGGACAGAAGCCCGATCCGAATGGCAAAGGCATCTATCGTCTCGGTGGCATTTTACTGCGCTCGCAGGACTTCTCCACCTATGCTCAGCAGGCGTTACAAAAACCTGCTGCACCCCCGATGGCCGTTCCTGAATCTCTGCTGAACCAGCCACAGCCAGGGGCACCACCGGCATTGCCCGCGCCTGGCACAAGTACGACGAAACCGAAGCCTGGCACGACAGTCACGGAGGTTCCTGATGCAGAGGAAAGCGACACAAATGATCAGAAGCCAACCAAAAAGCCCACAGATAACGGCAAGACACCCGCGCCCGGCAAAGAGAAGCGTCGGCTCGCCGCGAACGCTGGCACCAAAGTTCTCGATCTCACCACCAAAGCTGAGAAAGCCGCCTATCTCGCACAGGTAGAGGAGCAACGCACCGCCTGGGAGGAAGAGGCAGAGCAACGCCTTTCCGCCTATTTTGAGCAAGAGCGCAAGGCCGTAGTCAAAGCGATCAAGGCAGGCGACCACGCTGCCACCGTGGGGGCCTCACTCACCCTGCTGTTCGCGAAGCAGCAAGAGAAACTCCAGGCGGTCCTGGTAAAACTCTACCAGGAAATTGGAACGGATGTCGGTCAACAGATACTTGACCAGTTGCACGCGGCATCCGGCAAAGACGAGGACGACGACAAGAACCAGGTGGGGCGGCACGAGCAAAAGGGCGCGGTGCGCGATTTTATCAATCTCTTTGGGCAAGACACACTGAACTATTTGCTCTCTATGTGTGGCACCAAAGTGCAGCAAATCTCGACGACCACGCTCGCAAAAGTGCGCCTGGAGCTGACGGCTGGCGTCGTTGCTGGTGAATCAATTCCACAGATCGCTGATCGGATCGACTCCCTGTACCTGAATCAGATCATCCCTAACCGTTCGACGGTCATTGCTCGCACGGAGGTGGTGGCAGCCTCGAACTGGAGCGCGGTCGAGGCTGCGAAACAAAGCGGTCTGGCACTCGAACAGGTCTGGCTTGCAACGGGAGATAAACGGACGCGTCTGGCGCATCTCGATGCTGACGGGCAAACAGTCCCGTTAGGCGAGAACTTTACGGTGGGTGGCGAAGCGTTAGCGTATCCCGGCGACTCGAATGGAAGCGCTGGAAACGTGGTCGATTGTCGATG